AGTATAAGTAGCAACAACATTTGCGTCAGTTGTACCAATATCAGTAGCTTCAGTATCTAAAGTACCTCTAGTAGTACCAGTAGCTAAAACGTTTGCAGTTGCAATAAACGCATCAGCATCAGTAGCTGTACCTACACTAACAGTAGCACTTACACTATCATTAGCAGCAGTTGTTACGTTTAAAATAACATCTACAATTTGTGAATTAGCTGGAACAGTTGCAACAGTAGTTGAAGCATTTGCTCCGATAATGTCGATTACAGCAGATTGGGCCATAACGACTTGACCAGTATTTTTAATATCAGATCCTAAAGTAGTACCAGTAGTTTCTTTAATAGTACCTGCTTTAATTGGTCCTGAAAATGTAGTTGTTCCCATATGTCTATCCTCCTTTGATAGTCCGCTTTCGCAGTCGTTGGGGTTTATACTAGGCGACTAAAAGCCGCCTAGTATTTAAAAAGGGTTGCTTACGCAGCTCCTTCTGAACCGTAGATAGTTCTCCAGTCAGTGAAACCGAAAGAATATCTTTCTCTAACTTTGTATCTTAGATTACCAGTTTCAAAATCGCCTTCAACAGCTTTTTTCATTGGTGATCTTACAAAGTGTTTCATTCCATCAGGACAATCAGTCATAATGAAGTATTGATCAGGGTCAGTTAATCTTTGGTTAACTGTTACTCCGCCTGGAATCATACCCATATTTCTCATTGCATTGATATCATTGTCTGCAGTTCCTGGTCTTAAATTAGACTTTAGGATTCTTTCAGCAATGAACACCAATTGAGGTGGAACGATTAGCTTTTGTCCAGTTAATGCAATTGGTATACTTCTGTCATCAACTGCAGTTGAGATTTGAATCAGTAACTGCTCTAAAGAAGTTTCTGATAAATCTGCCGCTGTTGATAAAGTGTTAGAAGCAGTACCACCGCCACCTAGTGGGTGAGAAGCGTTCAATAAAGAAACACCATCGCCACCTACTGAAGTAGTAGTTGCATTGTTCAGGATGTTTGCACCTTTGATTTCTTTAGTGTGTTGCATTGATCTTGCTAAAGCTCTAGCATATTTTGCTCCTAAAGATCCGTATAAACCATCTTCTTCAGCTTCCTCAGTGATTGAGAATGCTAAAGCTACAGTTTCGTGTACGTATCTTGAAACGAAGCCTTCTCTGCCTGACTCGTAAGATATTGCAGCACCTTCAGCTTTTGTAGGTGCAGCACCGAAGCCGACCATTTGTACATCTTCTTCGAATGCTTTTTGCGATTGCTCGATAGAGTAGATTTCTCTCCATTGTTCTGGATATCTATCATACTCCATACCAAACACGGTATTTAAACCTAGATTGAGCTGTTTGGTAAATAGTGCTCTATTTAGTGCCATAGTTCAATCTCCTTATACGCCTGCGCCAGCAGCACCAACACCGTATAGTGATTTATTAATAACCACTTCTACTTTAGCGTCTGCGCCAGCATCATTGTTTGGTTCATCAACTAATCTTAAAATTCTAAGAACTTTAGAAGTAGTAGCTAATGTACTAATATCTAATTCGTCTGTAGAATATCCGTAAGTTGAATTGAACGTACCAATAGTTACGTTTGCTAACTCACCAACATTGGCTGCAGCAAAAGTACCATTACATTGTACTTTATAAGTGATGTTTGGATCATCATATACAAGTGCTTTCACAGTTGTGTTTGCTTTCACATCTGTATTTGCATTCCAAACTTTAGAGAACTTGACGTCTCCAGTAGAGTTTTCAATATACTCAACTCCATAGAATACGCCTAAAGCATTTCCTCCAGCTGTACCTCTAATTACAGTTCCGTCTGTAGTCATAGTAACTAAGTCGCCACTTGCAATTGTAGTGCCGTAAGAGTTTGCAATAGGATATTCTTGGGGTCTGATAACTCCACCTGTTAAGTGTCTCAAAGGTATAAAACCTTGAGGGGCATTTACGTTTGCCATAGTTATAACCTCCTAAGTTATAAGTTGCTTTTTTACTCTTTAAAGCCGCCTCTTGTAACTGAAGTCTTGAAGGTTTTACTAATTGGATTTCCAGGTTGTTCTACTTTGTGAATATCTTGTTCGACTGATCTCATTAAGTTTTCAGTCATTTGAGCGTAATATTCATTACGTTGGTTTACCATTTCTTCTGGCATTTCACAGAGTACCATTCCTTCAACTCCAATGTAACCAGCAAATTTGCCATGTTCAATCGTAGGAAAGTTTTGAGCATTCTTGACTGTTTTAAGGTCACGAGGTTGCCAACCTTCTCTCATACGTTTAGCAACGTTTGTTGGCTGTTCCTGTCCTAATACCATAGTTGCAATCCATCGCTGTTTGAAACCAGGTCTTGGTTCAGGAGCTTCAAGTAAATTACTTGGGCGCCATTGTGAAACTCTAGTTGAACTTTCAACTCTAGTTTCGTGTTTTATTTTATTATCTTTATTCATGTCGTGCTCCTATCTGTCACGTATTGGTGCTAAAGTTTTTTACTTCTTTAGCAAACCGTTTTAGTGCCGCTTCATCATTGATATCAATGCCGAAATTTTTAGCTGTTGCTAAATCATCCGCAGTTAGCTTTACTCTATTACTGTTGCTAGTTTTTTTACGACTAACTCCAGCAACTGGAGATTGCACTCTGTTAGCTTTTTGTACCACATTTTGGTCATCATTGGAAGTGTTTTCGTCTGATTTAGTGAAATATTTAAGACCACTTGCTTTAAGTCGTCTATCCATTTCTTCATAATAATCAGGATCATTCACATCCCACCCTTCTTCTGTAAGTTCAGCATCAATTCCATAAGCCATAGCAGTTTCTTTTCTATAACCCGGCTTGTTAAACCACTTAGAATTTTCTTTTACCCAATCTTTAGCTAAAGGAGGTGATTCTTTGTCCTTCTTTTCTATTTTTTTAGGTTGTTCTGCTGCATATTCAGAAGTTTTTTGCATTTGACCTCTTAAATCAGCCATTTTTTCATAAAGTTCTATCTGTTTATCAGTATTACCTTCTTCAATAGCAGATTTAAGGTCAGCAGATACTGATTTATACTGATTAGATAAAGATTTACCCGCAACTTCATAAGTTTTTTTCTCAAGTTCTGATAATCTTTGCTCTAACTCAACAGCTTTTTGTTCAGCCTCTGCTCTTTTTGCCACTTCTTTTGCAATTCTTTTACGAACTTTCTCCGAATAAGGCATATCTTCAGAGTAAGGAGGAGCTTTTGGCTTTTCCTCTTGCTGTTTTGTTTCTATTTTTTCTTCTTTTTCTTCTTCTTGAGCTTCAGAAACATATTTATCAATTGGATTTTCAGGGACTTCAATTTCTTTGTCCTCTGGATTCTCTCCTAAATTGACTTCTAGCTCTTTCTGCTCTTGCTTTTCTTCTTCTATCATAGTTACTCCTATGTTGTCATTAGTCTAAACTAACGTATATTATAATTGTTGAGATACAACTTCTGGATTGTCCAGTGTTGCTAATATCTCATCGTCATTAATTATCACCATCTTAACTTTTTGTACAGAAATTTTTGCTCCTGCATAACGACCAAATACTACCCAATCTCCTACTTTACACCAAGGAGTTTTTCTATCAGAATAACATTCTGGTCCCATTGCGATAACTTGACCAACGGAATTTAAATAACTTTGTTGTTCTTTACTATTATCAGTTAATATAATTCCGCCTTTTGTTTTTTCAATTATACCTCGTGGTCTAATTAAAATTCTATATCCAGCGGGTACAGGTACCTTTTCTGGAGTAGGCACATCACTATCTGTTGCCCATATATCTGCATTAATCATCTTCGTCTATTGTTCCTTTCTTGTAACGTTCAATAGTTTCATTAATTATTTCTAATGATTTATCCAAGCCTTGTGCCATACCGTGCACACGTTTGAATTCTTCTATGTTATCTACACCTTTAGACAACAAATTTTTACCTAAATTTTCTTTGTAATCTTTAATCTGTTTTCTTATTGCTTGAATTAATTGCTCCATCTACAGCACTTTCTATTCTATCATAAATATTTTGAAAATCAAGATTAATTTTCTTTGATACTATTGCTAGTAATCTTGGTTTTACTTTTTTAATAGAAATTTTTTTATTTTCTAAAAACTTTTTAGCTTGTCTAATTTCCTCTGCACTAACTGACATTATCTATCTCGTTTTGCCACTTTTGATGCTGTCTCTACTATTTTAGCTTTAGTTTCTGCATCTTTTCTATCTTGCATTCTTTGATTATTTACTCTACCTTCTTCAAATCTAGCTTTTCTAATATTTAATTCTTCTGCTTTAAGTTGTAATTGAGCTTGCTTCTCTTGCATTTCCATATTTTGTTTTTGTTGCTCAGGACTTTGTGGCATACTACCCATTAGATTTTGCGCAGCTTGTGCGGCAGCCGCTGCAATTCTATTTTCTTGTTCAATAGAAATTTCTTGAGTATCTTCATTTTTAAGCTCTTTGTTAATTTCACCAGAAGAAGTTGGAATACCTTCTGGCATTTGAGCTTGCATTTGTTGTTGATATAAATAAGCAGTGTGTTGACCGATATGAGCTAACATCTGTCCGTATAAAACTTGTTTCGCTTCATCACTTCCAGCAAATCTAGGGTCTTGCATAAATTGTTGGTGTACAGCAATATGAGCAGCGTGATCTTGTTCTTCAAATACTTTGATAGGTTTTCCATTGAGTATTGCCATATTTTCTGATACTGGATCACGTCTTGGTATATCTTCATCTTCGATCATTAAATCATTATATTCAGGAATATTTAATGATTGTAAAAATCTTCTATAAGCTTCTTTAACATCTATTATTTGAGGTGCTTGTTGTGCTAATTGAAGTCCAGTTTGGGCTAACGCAATTCGCTGAGCCTGACTAAATATATTAGGATCGCTAACAGGGACAACATTGATAGCACTATCAAAATCTTTTCTTCGTATTTTTTTAGTTTCGCCAATAACTTCATAAGGATATTCATCATCTAAATATTCTCCATTTAGTTCGTAGATAAGTTTAAATTCTCTACCTTGTGCTTGATGTAACCTTTTATGAATAGCAGAGAATACTTTACTTCCTTGTTCTATTAGAGCTATCGTAGTTCCAACAGGCCCCGATCCTGCAGATTGACCTACCATAGCGTCTGCAATACTTGCAAAACGTCTACCTGATTCTGTAAGTACGCCTAATAAATTTAAAAGAGTAGGTGAAGGTTCTTTAAATGGTAGAGGGATAAATGACTTACGAAGATCATCTCCATAAGCTTCAACCTCCACCCACTCTCCGGGAGAAACTGTTATATCACCACCTTCTATTCTTGCACCTTTAGCTCTAAAGCCTCCATTTAAATTACTAAATGCAGCTGAATCTAGTAAAGCTCTTAATGCTCCAGTAGAAGCGTGTTGTAAACCGCCAATCATTTGAATTAAACCAAAGCCATAGAATCCTAGACCTGGTAAATATTTATAATGAATGAAATAAGTTCTTTTTCTTTTTAATGTGTCATCTTCTTTCCAGTTTCTTCTAATAGCTAAAACTTGATGTGAATCATAATCAATAGTTACAATGTAAGGTAAAGCAATTCCATTTTTATCTTCACCTAAATCTAAATTAGCATGAACTTCTAATACAGTATGCATCTTATCAGACGCTGAAGGGGTCATACCTTCTAATCTTTGAATAGTATCTTCTACTTGATCAGAATTAGTATCGCTTTCACTTTTATTTAAAGGTATCTCTCTATAAAATCCTGATATTTGATATTTTTTAATTTCATTACGAGAGAGTTTCATAACTTGTGTATATCTCTCTGCAGTTTCTAAATCTGTATTTTGATATGAGATAACAAAATCTTCTGCGGGTACAAACTTACTGCAAATTCTATCTAATGTATTATCAAAATATAATTTTTTAAAAGCAGAACCCGCTAATGCTAAATAAAATAACATTTGATCTAATTCATTAAAGTAATCTGTAATTTGAGATGTAACTTGATAATTCATAAAGTCTTGAACACGCTGAGCTTGCTCTACTTTTTTATCAGTTTGTTTTCCATAGATTTGAGTTTTTACAGGTCCACCCGCTGGAAACATTTCAGCAACTGCTCTAGCTTGAAACTGAGTTGCAGCTTCTGACATTAATGGATGATGAACACCTGAAGCACCTGGAAAAGGATCATTACGATCCTCTACAACCACTCCTAACATTTTTAATCCTTTAGAGTATTGATCTTCCCATTGCTTTCTTGAATTCTTATCATCTTCAAAAGCTTTAATTAAATCTTTACCAATATTTCTAATTTCATTATCTTCAAGTTCTTCTGCTAAATTAGAATAATGATTTGATTCAAAAACTTCTTCGTCTTTATCAGTTTCGTCTTGATCAACATCAACTAAAACTTTTTCACCATCTTCATTGGTGTACTCTAGTTTCTTTTTTTCTAATTCAACTTCTAATGCCATTATGCTTTACCTTTATTGTTTTTCTTTTTAGTTCCGTCTGCTTTTCTATTTTTATCTTTTTTACCTTTTAAAATATCTTTATCAACTTTTGCAGCTTTTCCTCCAGTAAGAGCTGAATTAACTCTTGCCATAGCCCATGCTTGAGGAGTTACTCCTTTACGATGACCACTTGTTCTATATGCTGCTAAACCTCTATTATAAATAGCTCTAATTTTAGAAACAGGAACTCCTGTTTTTTTAGATTTATTTTTAATCGCTGTCGCTGTACTTGAATTTTTCTTACCCATACATTCTCCTAAACTTTTTATTATGTTTACTTTCTTTTTTTGAACCTACAAACTTTCCACCTTTTTTATCTCCTGGTAAAACACCTGAACCTTTATTATTTTTATTTAACTTTAATAGAGCAGCTTTTCTTTTTTTTCTTAATTCTCCTGATGTTCCAGCTAAATATTGTTTTTTAACTTTTCTTTTTTTATTTTTAGGTTTACTCATTTGTTGTCCGAATCCTGTTCTACTTAATACCATTAAGCTCTTTTTTTCTTTTTAGATAAACCAGCTTCCGAAAGAGCAATTGCGACAGCTTGTTTTCTTGATTTAACTTTTTTCTTAGATTTGCCTATTGGTAATTTACCTTTTTTATATTCTCTCATTACTTTAGCAACTTTCTTTTGCTTTTTATCTTTACTCATTTAAATCCTCTTTTCATTTTAGCATATTGCTTTTTAGAAATCGTTGATTTAGATTTAGGTCTACTCTTACCAGCTTTACGCCTTTTATTAATATTCGCATACAGTCCTGGTTTACTCATAAATACATAATACCTCCTGGTTCATACCAAAATACAATCTATCATTACTTTATAAACAAAAAAATCGCCAGAATAAAGTAAATTATCCTGGCGATTAAACTTAAACAAAAGGTATTATTTGTCGAACATAGCTTTCACATCAGCTGCCCAGTCTTTGTAAAACTGAGAAACTTTGCTTGAATAACTAGTCCAGAATTCTTTTGATTTTTTATAATCAATAAAGTCTAATGGATTAAACATGTCTAACTCCTTATTAGTATTTAGATACCATATAGGTATGATTTTGTAAATTTAAACCCTTTGGATTAGGATTAGCTGGACTAGGCCTATCTCCTCCAGCTACATTCTTCATATTCATTATTATAGTCATATTCTTGAAAATTACCAGCGTTCATGCAGGGTCTCCCATTTCAATACATCTAAATTTAATAAAATATTTTTGGTTAATCACATCTTCTTCTCCTAACGCCATAATAATATTATGACTTTTCTTATAACCTTTTTCAAGATTTCATTTTACTGTTAATATAATTATATAGTCTTCCAATATCATTATTAATTCCAAATAGTTCACCTTGAATGTACGAATTACTTTCTTTTAAATCAACAATCGAAACTAAAGTCCATGTTGATAGACCAATAATAATAGTTCCTAATATTCCTGCTATATATTTAAAATCTATTTTCATATTATTTTACCAAATAACATTATTGCGACAGCCCCCACCGCCGCTAGTAATACCCAATAGATTTTATCTATCTTGCCGCCCAATTTATCAATATCTTCATGCATATGTTTAAGATGATTATTTTTAATTGTACTTAATTCTTTTTTTAATCCAGTGACGTGACCATATAAAGCTATGATATGTTCACCTGTCGTCTTAGGTGTTTTTGCCATTTATTAAATTCCTTTTAATTTAGGATTAATTATATTTTCTTGGGCTCTAGGGCGACTTTGTCTATTTTTAAAATGATAAGTTGATTGGCCCTTAGAAAGAGCTTCTTTTAACTTATTTTTAATTTGTAATTTAAAATCTTTTGAGTCCATAACTTTTATTATAAACAAAGTTAAACAAAAGTTCTAGTGTTATTTTAGCAGCGCCATCTTCTGCGAGCTTGTCTTATTCTACTATTTGGATTATTTCTAGTTTTAGCAGAAGAACGTTTTAATTGACCTAAACTTCTAGCGCAGTAGCTTCTTCTTCTCGCTGCACGTTTACCTTTAGGATTTTTTTCAGTTACTGCTGTTTGTAATTTAGAACCTGGATTAGCTCGCCTGTAAGCCATAACACCTTTACGTGTCATTCCGGCTCCTTTTTTAGTTGGTCTAAAATTACCAGACTTTACAGAAGTTTTTATTTTACCTTCTCGCCTTCTTCTTGGTCTTACTCTTGTTCTTCTTGCCATATTTTTTACTTCCACATTTTTTCATATCGGTTTTCCTTGTCCTCTGCTTTTCTTTTTAGTAAAAGACTTATTAGGTCTTTTAGCGTTTTGACCTTTTCTTCGCTTAGACTTTTTCTTGACGTAATTATCTACGCCAAAGCCTTTAGCTTTTTTTGCCACCTTTATTTTTTTTCTTTTTAGCCATAGCTTTCATTATCGCCATGCCACGTTTTTTCTCATAACTAGAAAGCTTACCATCTTTATTTAAATCAGCTTTCTTCATATTTTTCTTTTTATTTTTTTTCATTCTCGCTCCTGTTATTTTTGAGTTTTGTAATCTTCCTAAACCTGATCCTGATCCCGCTGTCATTTTAGTCATTTTTAGTTTCTCCTTCGTCATCAAAATCTTTTGCTTTATTCGTATGAGTGAATCCTTCTTT